GTTTCTGTTTCATCAACACCAGATACGGTTCGTGGCTCTGTTATTTTTAGAGTTTATACACCAACAGGCGGAGACTCTCTTATCACTGTAAGAGATTCTGCTAATACTGTATTAGGAACAATGACGCAGCCGGGTGGTTTTGTAGAAATTATGACAAAACAACCAACTGACACCGTCGAAGCAAACACTACTATTAAGTGTACTCCTGTAGCCTACAAATAACAAATTCATTATCTTATAAATAAAAACAAAAAAGGGCTTAAACATGAAACTTATTACCGAAGTTACAGAAGATTGCGCGGTACTAACCGAAGCTAATGAAGATGGTAAAAAGAACTACTTCATTGAAGGTATCTTTATGCAAGGTGATATCAAGAACCGTAACGGCCGCATCTATCCTTCAGGTATTCTTGAAAAAGAAATGAAAAGATACGATGATCAATTTATTAAGACAAAGCGAGCCCTTGGTGAACTCGGCCATCCAGATGGTCCTTCAATTAATGGAGACAGAGTTTCTCACCTTATTACAGAAATGAAAAGAGATGGTTCTAACTTTGTAGGTAAGGCTAAAATTCTTGGCACACCTATGGGTCAGATTGTTAAAACGTTTATGGACGAAGGTGTTAAGATCGGTGTTTCGACAAGAGGTCTCGGTTCAGTAAAAGCAACAAGAGAAGGTATTATGGAAGTTCAAAATGATTTCCATCTTTCGACAGTTGACATCGTTACTGATCCTTCAGGACCAAATTGTTTTGTTAACGGAATCATGGAAAATACTGAATATTACTATGATATTGCTTCAGGTACATGGAGAGCTCAAGAAGCTATTCAAGAGATGGTGCAGGAAGTAAAAAGAGAGTATAAGAAAACTGTTCGTAGAATTGATGAAAGCACGGCAGCACGAATGTTTGAACGTTTTGTTGATTCGCTTAGAAATTGAAATTTTATAAATAATACTCATATAGATGATAAATCCACAAAAAGGGAGTAAACATATGTCACTACAGGAAAAGTTCGTGTCTGACGATGGTATTTCGACTGCTGCAGAGCCAGTTACACCAGCAGGCGGCGCTATTCAAAATAAAAAGGCAGATCTTAAAAAGTCTGTTCATCCAACCGCAGACAAAATTAAAACACCAACACCTGGTCAAGGTGCTGTAAAAGAAGAAGCAGAAGTAGAAGATGACGCAGAAGAAATCGTCGAGATCGACGAGTCAATCGAATCTATCTTTGAAGGAATGGATCTTTCTGAAGAATTCAAAAATAAAGTGACACTAGTTTTTGAAGCTGCGGTTAACGAAGCTGCTACTAGAAAAGCAGAAGCAGTAATTGCTGAAGTAACCGAATCTCTTGAAGAAGAAATGCAAGAGTCAATGGATTCTGCGATTGAAAAAATCGTTGAAAATCTTGATTCCTATCTCGACTATGTAGTAGAAGAGTGGATGAAAGAAAATGAAGTTGCTATTGAAACCGGAATCAAGGTTGAAATGGCAGAGTCATTAATGGCTGGTCTTAAGAGCCTATTCGAAGAGCACAACATCGATATCGATGAAGAAACAATCGACGTTGTTGCTGGTCTTGAAGAAGAGGTAGAAGATCTTAAGAAAACTGCTAATGAAGTAATTACAGAAAATGTAAATCTTGCAAAGCAGATTGCCGCACTTAAGGCTGAAAAAGTTTTTGAAGAAATGACCGAAGATCTTACAATCACCCAGCGTGAAAGACTTAAAGTTCTTTCTGAGAAACTAGATTTCGAAAATATCGAAGAGTATTCTTCGGATCTTCAGACTCTTAAGGAATCATTCTTCTCAAAGAAGAAGACTGTAACTGAAGAAGTTGCTGAAGAAGAAATCATCACTGAGCAGTCTGAAGTGAGAAAGCCAGCTTCAGATCATTTCACAGTTAACGCTCTTGTTGAAGCTCTAAACGCAAGAAGCAAAACAAAAACAATGAAAAACTAATTATTATAAATAGATCCAGATAAGAACTTTAATAAGGAGATAGCAGAAAATGACTCAGTCAAACTATCAAGCACTTGTAGAAAAGTGGGGCCCAATTCTTGAGCACACAAACTTTTCTCCAATCAAAGATCAACACAAGCGCGCAGTCACCGCGACAATTCTTGAGAACACTGAAAAGGCTCTTCTAGAATCCGGCGACCGTCAGCTTGCACAGAGTTCCCTACTTATGGAAACTCCAACTAACGACGTAGGCACTGGTGGTTATGGTGGCTCTGCTACCGCAGCTGGTCCAGTTGCTGGTTACGATCCAGTACTTATTTCTCTAGTACGTCGTGCAATGCCTAACCTAATCGCATACGATATCGCTGGTGTTCAGCCAATGACTGGCCCAACCGGTCTTATCTTCGCAATGCGTTCACGTTACAGCGCTCAAAACGGTACAGAAGCTTTCTACAACGAAGCTGCTACCGCATTCTCAGGTACTGGAACACAAACCGGCGACGCAATCCCAGCAGGCTTCCCAGCTAACACTTCTCTTCTTACCACTGGTACTGGTATGGATACAGCTGCAGCTGAAGCACTTGGCGACGGTAACGGCACAAACTTCGCAGAAATGGCATTCTCGATCGAGAAAGTTACCGTATCTGCTAAGAGCCGCGCGCTAAAAGCAGAATACACCACTGAGCTTGCACAGGATCTTCGTGCAGTTCATGGTCTAGATGCTGAAACTGAGCTTTCAAACATTCTACAATCAGAAATCCTTGTAGAAATCAACCGTGAGCTTGTTCGTACAATCTATACAAACGCTGTTTCTGGTGCAACTGCAACTGCAACCGCTGGTATCTTCGACCTAGACGTTGACGCAAATGGCCGTTGGTCAGTTGAAAAGTTCAAGGGTCTTATGTTCCAGATCGAGCAAGAAGCTAATGCTATCGCAAAAGCAACCCGTCGTGGTAAGGGTAACATCGTTATCTGTTCGTCAGATGTTGCATCTGCTCTACAGATGGCTGGTGTTCTTGACTACACCCCAGCTCTTAACAGCAACTCACTAGAAGTTGACGATACCGGCAACACCTTCGCTGGTGTTCTTAACGGTCGTTACAGAGTATACATCGACCCATACGCAGGTAACAACTACATGGTTGTTGGCTACAAGGGTTCAAGCGCATTCGACGCAGGCCTCTTCTACTGCCCATACGTTCCACTACAGATGGTACGTGCAGTTGGTGAGAACAGCTTCCAACCAAAGATCGGCTTCAAAACCCGTTACGGTATGGTTGCTAACCCATTCGCTAAGGGTGGCACTCAGGGTCTTGGTGCTCTCGATGTTAACTCAAACGTCTACTACCGTAGAGTTCGTGTTACCAACCTATTCTAATAAAAAGAAGGGCAGATCAACTGCCCCTCTAAAACAAACTGGGGTGGCGAAAGCCACCCCTTTTTTGTTGCTTAAGCCATGCCAAGAGCTGCTTTGTACATCTCAAGCACAGCTTCTTCTTCAGCAATAGCATCAGCTTTGCGCTTACGAATAGCAATGATCTTCTTCATCACTTTAGTGTCATACCCACGACCCTTGGCTTCTGCCATCAGATCTTTTTGTTGAGTAGTAACATCTTTCTTCTCAGATTCAAGTTGTTCATAGCGCTCGATGAATTGACGAAGTTCATCTGCTGTTACGTTATATGCGTCATTCATAGTATATACTCCTGTTGTGAATTTAAATAAGAAAGAGAGACAGCTTACGCTGCCTCTGCCATGTCGATTGCAAGATCAAGAGCGTCAACCTTGCGCTTAGCATTGCCACCAAACCAAGCCGATGCCATACGAGTATCAGCCGAGCGGCCAAGTTCGTGGTCAGTCATGTAGGTAACTGCGTTGTAAGCATTCCACCAGGTACCGGGGCGGAAGTGATCGCCAGGTTGGTTTTCAACCAGTTCCATAGCACGTTCTGCGGTGCGAGACAAAGTCTTGTTCTCTTGAGTCGACTCACCGAAGATCTTACCGAAGAACTTCTCGAGTTTGGCACGATCGTACTGCTTGGAACCAAGGAACTCAGCAGCTTCTTTGAACTTCTCGACTTTGTTGTGCGAGAGACCAAGGATTTCTTTAACCTTGTCAGCATTGAACACCGAGCGATGGTTTACACGAACCGAAGGCTGGTTCTTTTCGTTAAGAGCAACTGCAAGAGTGTTGTTGCAAACGACTCGTTCCATAACGAACTTAATGTCGATTGCTTTACCGTATTGGTGCGGGTTTGAGAAGAGCAAGTAACCGCGAACCTCGTCACCGTTGAAGAGCGAGAAGCCATCGCGAACGTCGGCAAGTGCCCAGACGATCTGACCTTCTTTAAGAGAACCAGCGGTGTCCATGATCATGTCACCAGCTTTAACGAAATCGGTAAAGAAGTTGAAGGCTTCAACGTTTTGAACTGGGTTCCAACCCTGACCAACTTGAGTCAGAATTTTACCGTCAGTCGAACGAACCAGCGCTTGCTGACCAGTTTCGACTTGCTTACCGTTGTAGTTGATGAAGGTATTGACTTTCTCAACTTCCCAGTTGAGACCAGCAGCAACCATGATTTCCTGAGGAGTCAGGTTGTCGCCGATGGCGGTACCAAGACCGTGCCACGGCTTACCTTTCGATTCGCGGTAAGCCATTTGAGCGACGCCGTTAACAAATTCAAGTTCGTGTGCCATGATGTAGTTTCCTTTGTGGGATTGGTTTGTTAGCTTATATTAGTAATATAATCATTTTAGAACGAATGTCAACCGCTAATTTGCTTTTTTTTCAAAAAAATTAGTGAATTGATCTGTTACCCATAGGTATAGCTTCTACCATACCTTCTGCGTATTTTCCATACCCAGCTTTGATGATATCGATAACGTCTACAAACTCAGTTTTAGAATCTTTTGACTCAACTGGCGCTATGAACGCCTTTGGATAACTCGATTTAAGATACTTGTTCAAGTAAGTGTTTGCTTCATTTTTAACTGGAAAAGAAGCTGCTTTTGTGATTTCAAAGATGTTCATGTTTGAAAAGAGAGGAACTATCTTAACCCCTTGAGAAGGGATAGGAGTTCCGTGCGTACCAAGAAAAATACCTTCTTCAGGATCGATTATGATGTACCTGTTCATTGATTAGCAACCACGACACGCTCTGCCCATACACGAGTAGGGCTACCGTGTCCAAATTCTACACAATCACGACGAGCACGAGCAATGCCAGAAGCTTCGTCCCGGCACCAAGTAAAAGCTCGAATGATTTGTCCGGTAGCAGTTTCAACGAAGATTACAAACTGAGGGATCATATCAGGTCCTTTCGATTTCCTATATGAGCAATATAATCATTCTAAAAGAAATGTCAACAGTTACTCTTCATAATGCTTCAACAAATGAATTTCGCCGTTTTCATCTTTGCGAGTTCTGATGTACCCGTCTGCGATTAGTTTGTCAACAGTTTGTTCTACCGCAAACGATATAATCTCTTTAGAACTTTTTCTAAACGACATGCCAACGAACGTAAAAACAACAGCAGTACCAAGTAACCAAGCTTCCATAATCATGCTGCGATTCCTTTATAGCCTTCCCACCAGAACGGTGCTTCACGACCTTTAGCCCACTTAGCAAAAGATTTAGATATATGATAATAGTTACGGTATGCAGCAACTGCATCGCCATCTACTTTGCATTCTGGATAGTGGTTCATGGCTTGCGCGAATGGTGTCATAGATACATTAGGGATGTTCACTGGCGGCTCTCTGAGTGCATCTGTAAGCTTCTGAGAGGTCATGTGTTGTTTACCATAGCGGTATTCAAATTCGTTAGACAAGCCTACAAAATGCTCATAGTGCCATTCGTAGTTTGCTTTTGATTCCATAGTCCATGTAGTGCAAGGATGATACTTATGTACAGCAGCATACAACACATGCTCGCGATCGTCGTTGAAACGATAACGAGATTGTGTAGTTTTACCAGACTTAGATGGACCCTTGTACTGAACACCATCAAGCATACGATGAGCAGTCGACATCATCTGTGCAGACTCGATAATCATCTTAGAACAATGCTTGTCACAAACCATCCGCGCTGCGACACGCGGATCTTCATCAAGAACGAAAATATTCATTAGTCGACCCAAACATGATTGAACTTAGTAGGCAGAGTTTCACAGCTGAAAATTTCATCCGTGTAGTTGATAACTTTTACGCATTCGTTAGT